ATGGCTATAACTATTGAAAAATTAAAGGAAAATTTTGAAAAGGACGGTAAGACGCTGGCAGCTTGGGCGCGTGAAAACGGCTATAAACCGCGAGAAGTTTATTTAGTTGTCGGCGGTCAGAATAAAGCTAAATACGGTAAGGGGTTTGAAATTGCTCGAAAACTGGGGTTGAAATGAGATGGAAACTATTGATACCAAAGGGTTGATGGTAGTTTTAAAAGTCTCGCAACCTGCTATACACAAAAGAGCCTTAAAAGAAAACTGGCCGTACATCGAAGAAGTTGGCAAAGCTCGTGGAGGTCGTCTGAAAAAATATGTGATTGCCTCCCTCCCCGCCGAAATCCGAGCCGCAATCATGAAACGGCAGTCGGACGAGCTGGCGGAGAAGATGCCGAAAACCCTGCCCCAAATCAGACAAGAGAAGACGGCGATGTCGCCTCAGGTCTTGGCGGAAGCGGCGAAGCGATTGAACGAGAAACAACGGTCGGTGGCGGATGCGCGATGCGCGGTGGTGGCGACGGTGTTGGGTATCAAATATCAATACGGTTGCTCTGCCAAGGTTGCGGTGGCTCAGTTTTTGAGGCTGCTGGCGGAGGGTAAGTTGGACGAGGTTACGCTCGGCAACTTGGAAACGGCCAATGACCGCAGCCGGTCGGCAAAGGTTGGCGAACGTACTTTAGACGGCTGGATATCTGCTTATTTGAAAGCAGAAAACGCGACGGAGCGGTTGGTGGCTTTGGCTCCGAAGACGACGAAGGCGGTTAAACCGATTGAGAGCTATGGTTGGTTGCCGACATTTATGCAGTTTCACAATATTCCGTCCGCGCCGAAACTGGCACACAGCTACCGCCGATTTGTGCAGTGGGCTGAAGCGGAAAATATGCCGGTCAATGATGTGCCTAACTTGAGTATGGTGCGGCGCGTTTGGGAAAAGCTCCCGCTGATTATGCAGGAGCGCGGCAGGAAAACGGGGGCGGCTTATAAATCGCTGCTGCCTTATGTGAAACGTGATTGGGGGGCTTTGAAGCCGAACGATGTTTGGATCGGCGACGGGCACAGCTTTAAGGCGAAGGTGGCGCATCCGGTACACGGCAGGCCGTTTAAGCCTGAAGTTACGGTGATTATCGACGGATGTACGCGGTTTGTGGTCGGATTCTCGGTTTCGTTGGCTGAAAGTTGTGTGGCGGTGTCGGACGCTCTGCGTATCGGGGTCAAGCACTATGGTTTGCCGATTATCTATTACTCGGATAACGGCGGCGGCCAAACCGGCAAGACGATAGACCATGAAATCACGGGTATTACGTCCCGACTAGGTATCCGACATGAAACGGGTATCGCGGGCAACCCGCAAGGGCGCGGCATCATCGAGCGATGGTGGAAAGACAATCTGATTGAGATGGCGCGACAGTATGAGACTTTCACGGGCAGCGGGATGGACAGCAGCACGAAGAACCTGATGTACCGCAAGATGGAAAGTGCGTTTAACGCCTTGGAAAAAGGCAAGGAGTTGACGGCAGAACAGCAAAAATATTTGAAAAAGCTGCCGAGCTGGTCGCAATTTATCGCGGATGTGGTCAAGTGTATCGACGAATACAACAACCGCCCGCATGGCGAGCTGCCCCGACATCCTGACGGCGGGCATTATACGCCGAAGGCTTATCGGGAAATGAGGCTGGAACAGGACGGTATCGCGCCGGATATGTTGTCGGCGGAGGAGCTGGCGACGATGTTTATGCCGCAAGAGGTGCGAAAAGTTCAGCGCGGTTGGCTGGATTTGTTCAACAACTCTTATTTTTCGGTCGAGCTGGCGGAGTATCACAAGGACGAGGTACGAGTCAGCTACGATTTGGACGATGCTGACTTTGTCAATGTATTTGATATGGACGGCAAGTTCATCGCTAAGGCGCAAATCAATGGCAATACCCGCGAGGCGTTCCCGGTCAGCCGACGCGACCAACTGGCGGAAAACCGCCGAAAAGGCAAAATCAAGCGGGCGGAAAATGCAATCAAGCTCGCGAATGCGGAAGTCAATCCGGCACTGGAACAGGCGGCAGCTTGGGACGAGCTGGGACATTTGGGCGGAAACGTCATCAAGGCGGAGTATGCGGTATTGCCGAAAACGGGAACAGACGACGAGATTGTCTTGTTTGAGGCGGATATGTAGTTAAAACGGTTTTAAAACACTTTTAATAAGGAAAACATCATGACAAATACGGTCAACAAAGCACTGCAACAAAAACTGGCTGAATTTAAAGCCAAATCAGGGATGAATCAGACGATGCTTGCACGCGGTATCGGGGTATCTCCGGCATCTATCAGTATGTACCTGAATGATACCTACGCGGCAAAAGGCGGCAAATATGAAACCATCGAACCGAAAATCGAAGCGTTTTTAGAGGTGCAGGAAAGTAAGGCGCAACGCGAAGAGCTGGTTTTGGGGTTTGTATCGACCAAGACTACCCGCCGAATTTCTGAAGTGATGCGCGATGCGCATGAAGCGGGCGACACGGTCGTTATCTACGGTCAAGCGGGTTTGGGCAAGACTCAGGCGGTCAAAAACTACTGCGAAAAGAATCCCGCCGCCATCCTGATTGAGGCTAATCCGAGCTTTACGGCTTTGGTCTTGATGCGCAAGCTGGCGGCAGCGGCGAAGGTCTCAACGGTTGGCAGCCTGAATGATTTGTTTGAATCAGTATCGGACAGATTGCGTGATTCGGGTCGTCTGATTGTGGTTGACGAAGCGGAAAACCTGCCTTTACGCGCCCTTGAGATTATCCGCCGATTGCACGATGACACGGGCTGCGGGTTGGTTTTAAGCGGTATGCCCCGACTGGTGGCTAATTTGCGCGGTAAGCATGGCGAGTTGGTACAGCTTTATAGCCGAGTGTCGGTTGCGCTGAATTTGGGCGAATCGATGCCGGATGAAGAATTGGAAGAAATTGCCAGAGCGGCGATGCCGGAAGCGGATGATGCGACGATTGAGGAACTGGTTAAACAAAGCAACGGCAATACGCGACGGATGAGTAAGTTGATGCGCGGTGCGGTACGAACGGCAAACAAAAACGGCATCAAAATGCAATCGGGCATCATCAAAAAATACTCGACATTGATTATCCGATAGGTCGTCTGAAACGGTAAGTCTTTGACAGGGCTATATATTTTTTTACCCTATGATTTTAATAAGTTATTGTTTTTAAAGGAAAACGAAAGTGCAAGTTTTGAAAAAAGTTGATTGGAAGATGTTTTCGCCGCCACGCTTTTGGCGGTGGGTGCCGGTCGGAATGGTGGTCGGGGTGTGGTGCTTCGTTGCGGGGATGGCGTTGTATGGCTGCACCCAAGAACCTGAACCGGTTGCGAAAGAGCCGACTAAGGCCGAGGCGATGGACAGACAGGCGGATTTGGAAGTTTTGAAAACGGGATATGCCTACGAGGCAATGAGTGTGGAGCAGAAGATGGAAGGAGTGGTTTATGAATAAGTTCAGACGTCCAAAACAGGGACTGAACCGAGCCAAGGAATTGGCTTTGAAACGGGCAGTCGAGGAAATCCGCGCCAAATACGGCGAACGGGCGATTATGAAGGGATGGCGTGAGCCAGAAGGGAAGTAAAAATGTTAACCAAGTTAAAACCCTGCCGAGTTTGCAAACAGATGAAGCCTGAAGTGGCATTTGCTTGGACTTGGGATAAAAACGGGGGGCGGAAACGGACGCATCGATGCGCGAAATGTTGGGCGGAGCAGATGGAAAAAGAAGCTCGGTTGAATATGGAATGGCATCGCGAAAAGCGCGGGACGGTACTTGAGTTTGGACGACCTGCCGTCGCCCGCTCGGTTTGGGGCGATAGCTGGCCCACCGCTCCTGAGATTATGAATAGCCGTTACTGGACGGCAACGGATACACGCAAAGCGGATGCCGAATGGGCGTTGAAATTTAGGGAGTCTGCGAAATGAGCTTTAAAAGACGGAACAACGATTGGCAGGCATGGGGACAACACCGCCGGCGCGCGACGAAGTTTATGGTGAAGCGAAACCGCGAGCAGGAAGTCGCTGAATATCAGGCGCAGTTTGAAGATAAGGACGGCAAAGGTCGTCTGAAAACGGAAGGAAACAAAGATGAATGAAAAAGAATTGACCGCATGGCTCGAAGACCGTGGGGAACTCATGGTTATGAAGAAGGACGGCGAGGGTTTCGTGATTGCCGCCCGCGCGCCGGACGGTATTTTTAAAACGGCGGAGGCGGCAACGCTGACAATGGCAATAGAAGCTTGGGAGGAAATGCGATGACTACCGGAATGATGATTTATCTATTGATATGCGGGCTGATTGGTTTGGCACTGGTGGTTTTGGCACTGATGAGCCTGATTGAAAACTGGTTTAAACAACGGACTAAAGCTGTTGTTTTGGATGCCTGCGGTATGTTTATTGGGTTGGTTGTTGTTTTTATAGCGTTTTTGGCAATTATTGGGGTGGTTAAATGATTGAAATCAGAGATAAAAACTTTGTTGCGTACAACGCAAGTGAAAGTGTTTTGGAAAGCATCATTAAGGATGTTTTCACTGGGGCGATGTTAGGGTTTTGTGTGTATATCAGCCATTGGTCAGCATCAGTATTTTGGACATTTATCAGCGGTTTAATGTTTTGTCTTATCTGGGCATTAAGTTGGGCAGGTTGATGCGTGACAAGCAAACCAAGTTTGAAACTTGGTCAGAGTTTAAAGTATGGATCGATAAACAAGCCGAACTTGAAAATCACTTGGCAGGCAACGTTCAGATTGTAAAAGGCAATGGAAATGTACAGGCTGGTGGCGATGTTTGGAAGGATAAACAATGAACATCGAAAAATTCAATCCCAAAAAAGACCCTAAATACATTGGCTATATTTTCCGATTTTTGAAGAAAAAATCCAAGTTGCGTGAAGCTTTAGGAGCTTATCCGCGAATTGTTAAGTTTAAAGATGGGTTCGGCTGGTATATCGGCTGGTTTATTGAAGACGGTCTTGGAGACTTTATTGGCAGCAGGATTTGTTACGGCTCCGAAAAAGTTGAGACATTTTGTTTTGTTAAGACCCCTGAAACAGAGGTAGTTGCCGAAGTCAAATGGGATGAATATGAACATGTCGGAGGGTGTGCATTAACTGAATGGCATCACAAATGGATTTATGCCAATAAACAAACACGCAAATGCCGACACTGCGGAAGATGGGAACGGAAAGTCGTCAAGACCGTTAAGACGGTTGAACGTCAAACATTATGGGAGAGTGAGTCATGAACATCAAATGCCCGAACTGCGGGGCGGTGCATAGTCTGGACAGCTTAATCAACGATGCCGACGCATCGTCTGTATTGCGGGCTGTGTTGGAGATGGATGTGGAGATAGGTAAGGCGGCGATACGGTATGTCGGCTTGTTCCGCCCCGCCAAGTCCCAGCTCTCTTGGGCGCGTACTGCGAAACTTTTGAACGAGTTGATGCCGATGATTAAAGCGCAGGAGGCGGTACGCGACGGGGTGTCCTCCCCCGCTCCCGCCGAGGCTTGGTTGCACGGCTTTAACGAAACGGTCAACGCCCGCGACCAAGGTCGTCTGAAACTGCCCTTAAAGTCGCATGGTTATTTGCTTGAGATTGTGAGCCAGTGGCAGGGTTCGGGGTTGCCCTCTCCCCAGTCCTCTCCAACAGGGAGAGTGGGCGAAGGCGGCGCGCCGTCAAAACTGCGGCAAGGTGTGGCAGCCTTGGGCGAATGGGCAGGCGAAGATTGGGCAAAACGGGAAATCGCATCAGGCTTTGCATTGCTCGCCGCGCTGAATCTGCCCAACCGACCGGCAGCGCAGGATATGCCGGTAGTCGCAGAGATTTGGTATCGGAAACTGAAGGAGACAAACGAAATCGTCTCGCCGGAGTATGACCCGATACGGATTCAGACGGGGTTTAAGGTGTTGCAGGCGGCGGAAACATGGCCGCAACCCGCCGAACTGCTCCGCAACCTGCCGCCACGGTTGATACCAAGAGCGATGCTGGAAAAGCCCGCGCCGGACAAAGAAAAAGGTCGTCTGAAAATAGCGAAAGTGAAAGATGTTTTAAGCAAGAAAGGTAAGTGAAATGGGAAATGTATATTTTACAAGTAATAACCGAATATCGGGGATTAAGATTGTGTCGGGACTTGAGGATTTTGTGATTGAGCCGAGCGAACAAATTCTATAAAATCAACAGCCTAATTTCAATTCAGTGTGTTGAAACGTGATTGAGCCTATGGAGCAGGAGCTTGCCTAGCCGATTCAAATAGGCTTTAACCCATAATTAAAGGTCGTCTGAAAACAGTTTTGAGACTGTTTCAGACGACCTTTTTTCATGCCCTAGATTCAGGATGCTTTCTCTTCCTGCTCGTACACGGCGTTGTAGAAAGCGGCGGACAGCTTGTCGGCTTTCTCGGAGGCGGTTTCAATCACGGCAGACAAACCGTCTTCAATTCCTTCCATGTCCATATCCAAAACTTTCAGATGGTTGAGCGTGAACACCAGCAGATTCAGGGCTTTGAGGCTGTCTTGGTCGAAAGTCAGAGTATAGGTGGTATTCATGGCTCACACCTCCTCTTCTTTCTGTTTTCGGTCAAGTATGTTGGCGTATTCGGACAACACTAGCAGCAGGCAGCCACATTGTTCCATCTCCTCTTTCTCCATTGCTTTGCGGTCCAACAGGTTGGTGCCGATAAAATTCAAAGCGTTTGAAAGCTGGTTCAAGGCAAATTCGGTATTCATGGCTTAACCCTCCAATCCCAAAGACTGTTGTTGCACCACCATTTTGGGCTTGGGGACATATTCCAAGAAACCCAAATCGTTGAGTTTTTTGAGACGGTAGGAAACCGCGCCGGGGTTCATGTCCAAGAGTTTGCCTATTTCGGTCAGGTTCAAGCCGCGGCGGGCTTGGCGTCCCTTGTCGTTGCGCTCCACCATGCACAGCTCTTTTGCCATATCGAGGGAAAGATGGTAGTCGGTAACGGTTTTTTCACGTCGTCCGAAGAAACCCGCTTCGGTACTCATAACCGTATGAACACCGAGAAAATCAACATCTTGAGTAAAACCATACTCATTAATACGGTTTTTAATCCAGTCGGCAAAATGCTGTTTGCTTTCTAAGAATTGATGTAAATCTCGAGCATTGACTAATGCTTGGGTTTGTCCGTCCAGAGAGCCAGAAACGGTTGGGATAAGTGTGGTATTCATGGTAAAATAATCTTTCATTTCAAGGTTGAGATGACAAGGAAAAGAACGCTCTAACGTTGCTTTTCCACTATCCCCGATAAGCTGTCACTTATCGGGGATTTCCATATATTGTGTTGCACAAGATATGGAAATTTTAAATTATGGTAATTCTATTTGTCAATATTCTTTTTTGCTTTCTTTTTGAATTTTTCCGATTCCATATCTCCTCTAATTTTCGATTTCACCCAGTTTGAAAAATCTAAATTTTCAGAAAATTTAATTAAATCAAGTTCTTTTTCAGAATTGAACGATACTGTTTTCACTACTCGCTTGAGTGCGTATTTTTCTTGAGCCTTTTTAATCGAGTCCATAATCTTCCTTTAAATAGGTTTTAAAACACGATTATGGTAATACTAAAAACCATTTTAATCAAGATGTATTACAACAAAATGCCGTCTGAAACGTTTTCAGACGACCTTTTTTCATGCCTGCCCGTTTCGCAAAAAAAAACAGCAGCTTACTACAACATATAGTATTTTATCTGTATAATATGCGCTAATTAATCAATATATTGTGTTTTAGGGTTTGAAATGCGCCGTGCGTTGATTGCGAAAATTAAAATCGCTCAAAAAGAGCTTGGTTTGGATGATGCGACGTATCGCGCGGTCTTGGAGCGTGTGACGGGCAAGCGGTCGTGTACCGAGTGCAGTATCCCTGAGCTGGAGCGCGTGGTCGAGGATTTGCGCCAACATGGGTTTGCGCCGAAAAAGCCGGCGGGACAACGGCCGAACCGCCGCGATTCTGCCGACCCGATGATGCGAAAAATCGAAGCCCTGCTGCTGGATAACGGCTGGACTTGGAATTATGCGCACGGTACGGCGAAAAAGATGTTTAAGGTTGACCGCGTGGAATGGTTGTCCGACGGCAATATGCACAAGCTGGTGGCGGCTTTGCAGATTAGTGCGAACCGCAAGAAAAAGGAGAAAACGGGATGAGTTTGAACTGGGAGATGACGGAGCAGGATTTTGAGGATGTGAAACATCTGCTGCCGCATAGTGTGGTGGCGCTGATTACGGTCATCGGGCTGGAGGCGGCGTTTCACATGGTTAAGGTTTGGGGCGGAACGAATTACCCGATTTCCAACCGCCGCCGCAATACGCGTCAGAGCCGAATCTTACACGCTCAACTAGTCGAGGATATCGGCGAAGAAGCGGCGGGACGGTTGGAGCGTGCCTATGTCGGGCAGCCTTTCTTGGCGATTCCGCGCTGCTGGGATGCGATGCGCGAGCTGCGCAACCGATTCATACGCCGCCAATATGATGCGATGAGCGCGGAGGGCTTGAGCGATTTGTTTATTGTGCGCGAGCTGGTGTTAGCGCACAAGCTGTCAACACGAAATATCCGATACATTCTGAAAGAGGCCGACCGCGAGGCGGCGGCAAGGGCGCAGGCTGATTTGTTTGCGGCATGATGGTTTTGTTTTCCTTGTGTGTTTGAGTAGACCTTTTTTCCCTGCTTCGTGCAGGGATTTTTTTTACCGGTATTCCGCTGAATGCAAGCCTGACGGGGCTTGGGGGTCGTCTGAAAAGGTTTAATGGGGTTTTCAAATGTTATGCAATCAACCTTTTTTGGAGATGATGAATGGGCAAAACCGTAACTTTAACCGCTGGACACAGCAATACAGACCCGGGCGCAGTCAACGGCAGCGACCGTGAGGCTGACTTGGCGCAGGATATGCGCAATATCGTGGCTTCTATTTTGCGCGATGATTACGGATTGACTGTTAAAACCGACGGCACGGGCAAAGGCAATATGCCGTTGCGCGAGGCGGTTAAGCTGATTCGCGGTTCGGATGTGGCGATTGAGTTTCACACCAACGCAGCCGTCAGTAAGGCGGCGACAGGCATCGAAGCCTTGTCCACGCCGAAAAACAAACGCTGGTGTCAGGTATTGAGCAAGGCTGTTTCGAAGGCGACAGGCTGGAAACTGCGCGGCGAAGACGGCTTTAAGCCGGATAACGCAGGGCAACATTCCCGCCTTGCTTATGCGCAGAACGGCGGCATTGTGTTCGAGCCGTTTTTTATCAGCAATGATGCGGATTTAGCCTTGTTTAAGGCTACAAAATGGGGCATCTGCCGTGCGATTGCGGACGCGATTGCGATGGAATTGGGAGCGGCGAAGGTATGAAAAAGTCTTTAATTGCTTTATGTATTGCCCATTGTGCAAATTTGAAAAACGGTTTTGGCGTCCCGCCGTTACCTGAAGTCAAAATCACGCCAAGCCCTGTTCGGGTAGGCTCTTTAAAACAACATCCGAGCCTGCGCTTGGGTAAATCAGGCGTGGCAGCCGCCAAACGTGCGGCGCGTAAACGCAAGGCGAGAAAGTAAGAAATATGATTGACGGTTGGGATGGTTATTAAGATGCGCATTTTCGATATTTTCAAAAACCCCGCGACAGGCGGCATTTCACATTCGAAGTTATGGGCAAACGTTGCCTGCGCGGCGGGGACGGTTAAATTCGTCATGCTGCCCGACCCTTCGGCAGAGGTTTGGGCGGTGTATTTGGGTATTGTGGGCGGCTATGCTGTGGCGCGCTCGTTTGTCAGTGTCAAACGACAGGAGGTCGAGAATGAATCCGAAACTCGTGAAACTGTTGGCGAATAACTGGCAACCGATTGCCATCATCGCGCTTGTCGGCACGGGTTTGGCGGTATCGCACCATCAAGGCTACAAGTCGGCGTTTGCGAAGCAGCAGGCCGTCATTGAAAAGATGGAGCGCGAAAAGGATCAGGCCTTGCGTCTGTCGGCTCAAAACTACGCGCGCGAGCTGGAACAAGCCCGCGAAGAAGTAAAACAATCTGAAGCCAAGGCGCACGCCGTCGGTGTGAAATTGGCACAAAAGCAGGCGGAAGTAAGCCGCCTGAAAACGGAAAACAAAAAGGAAATCGAAAATGCGCTTACTCAAGACCGCCAAAAAGCAGGCGGCGGTTGTATTGACGGCCTTGGCTCTCACAGCCTGCGCCTCTACGCCCGCGCCCTCGGCTACGGAAATTAAGATTGTCGAAAAGGCGGTCATGCCGACGCCGCCCGCTGCGCTGATGGTTGCGCCGGTGCGCCCGAATCCGCCGAAAGACGGCAAGACGGCAACGCTGTTGGAACATGCCACGGAGTTTGGCGGCTATGTATCTGAACTGGAAAACCAAAATCAGGCTTGGCGCGATTGGGTCAACAGTCAACTCAAAATTGACGGTTTGGAGGGCGTGCGATGACGACTTATCGTGAGTTGGTGCAACGCACTGTCGCCTGCCGCCATGCCGATTTGGAATTGGGCTTAAGTCGCGCCCGCGAACAAGAGCCGTTTGTCATCCATGTTTCTAATCTGCTGGATAAGGCAGGGTTTGAATATACGGTACGAATGAATAAGGATTTTCAGACGACCTTTAACCTTGAATATCCAAATACAAACTACGACACCTTTAAGCGTGCAGTTTGGCAGACGATTTCGGCGTATTACTGCGTTTGTAACGATGGGGATGGACTCGAAATTTCCAGCAATCGCCCAGACGGCTACTCCGTCCGTATCGTATTTGGCGATGTGCCGGTTTAAAGGGGTTTTAAATGGATTTTGAATTTGGCTTTAAAACCCTTTGGCCGATTGCGACTGCCGCGTTTTGGTTTTGGGTCAACGGCATTTCAGGTCGTCTGAAAGAGGCGGATAAGCGCATTGAAGACCTGAAAGAAGAGCTACACGAAGTCAAGCTCTCCTATCACACCAAACAGGACGCCCAAGCCGACCGCAAAAATATCGCGGCGTCTTTGGAGCGCATCGAAAACAAACTTGAAAAAATGAATGAAAAATTAGACAGGAAAGCGGACAAATCATGAGCGACCCGATTTTAGAAGCCTTGGCGCGTATCGAAGCCAAGCAGGATGACATGCTCGCCAATCAGGCGCGCATGGACGAGGAATTGCAGCAAATTAAGAAAGACTGCAAGAAATCTGCTGCGGTTTACGGCGGTCTCGGCGGCGTGATTGTGACGACCGGCTGGGAGCTGCTGCGAGCCAAGTTCGGGGGCTGATATGGCACACCCGAAAGAAACCCGCGAAAAGCTGCGCAGGCTGTACGTCAGCGACGGGCAGACGCTCGAAATCGCTGCGATGATGTGCGAAATCCCGACAGCTACCGCCCGTAGCTGGAAACGTGCCGCCAAAGAGACCGGCGACGATTGGGACAAAATGCGCGCTGCCTACACCTTGGCGGGCGGCGGCATCGAAGACTTGAGCCGTTCGCTGTTGGCGGGTTTTTTGGTGCAATACCAATCGACTATGACGATGTTGCAAGACACGTCGGTCGAGGAGCTGATGCCGTCCGAGCGCGCCAAATTGTTGGCGAGTCTGTCGGATGCGTTTACCAAGACCGTGGCGGCAAACGCCAAAGTGATGCCGGAAACGTCAAAACTGGCGACGGCGATTGAGGTGTTGGAATTGTTCGGCGAAGTGGTCAAGGAGCGATACCCGCAACACTTGCAGGCTTATGTCGAGTTGGTCGAACCGCTGGGCGTGGAAATTGAAAAGAAATACAGGTAAACGATATGCAAAAAGTTGAATACACACATAAAGGCTGGTTTTTATTTTGCCCGATTTGGATTGCAGATTGGGATAGCGAAGTGCCGGCAGTTGCGCCGCGCTATAAGCTGGAGCCGTTGTTTTGGCTCGCCGACCAGTTTTTTTACTTTATGTCGTCCATGAACGAAATGAAAACGGGAGAGCCGCTGCCCTTTTGTTTCATGGTTAACCCCGAGCCGCTGAAAAAGCCGGTTGTCCACTATTACGATTAAAACATGAAGTCAAAAGAGTTTTTAAAGTCGCTTGCCGAATACGCCGCCCAACTCCGCCAAATCATTGAGGCAGAGGTGGACGGCTTCGACGCGTCGACTGCCGCCATTGCCGAGCGTCGGGCGAAGGTATTAGACCCGGTCAACGGTTACGAGTATTTCGTCAATACCTATTTCCCGCACTATGTCCGCTCGCCCGAAAAGTCGCTGCTGCACAAGTTT